GCCTCATTGTCGAATTTCTGGTAGAAACTCAAACTAGAGACAAGATGATGATAAACAATCATGCTGCGGTCGGTGTTCCGCGCACACATGTGCTTAATCACTGTGATTTGGTAGGATCCCTTTTCGAAAGGGGATCCACTGCAAGAGTGAGGGCAACAGCCCCCTCCACTTACAGTCAGGTCACTCAGGTAATGTCGGATATCAGACACTACCTCTCATTTCATACCCGGAGTAATCCGGGGTTGAAGAGGATCCCAGTTGATGCTGAGAACCTCGACATATGCCATCCCTGGCAAGTTGAAATGAGGCCCCCCACAGGTTGTGAGGAGACGGGACCTTTGAGGTCGGACGTCCCGGATGGTGAAAGGCCATCCATGACGAAGAAAGGGACCTCCCGATCTTCCAACAAAAAGGCAGGCGGCTCACGAGAGCCCTTGGCCACCACCGAAAGGCGTGTCGGCACTGCTGTTGGACAGAGAAGGAAGGAACCCCGATCTAAGTCGGGAAAGTCCTGCTCGCGCGACGGGCGCAAGCGGGTCGGAGGGGCCAAGTCGAGTGACGATCGACCCTCTCCTAGGAACACAGCCGAGCCTGATCCAAGGCCTGTGTTCGTGTGCAAGAAGAACAAGAGTTTCGCTACCAAGGGTGGTGCGTTACTCGACTTGTACCCTGAAAGTTTTGAATTGTTCCATGTGGAAGATTTCAGAGGTTCTGTCATTGATATGACCGAATTATTCGTCTTTGTCTTTATTGGGAGGGAAGCACGTCGCTTCACCCTCAAAGAGCATCGAAGAACACTGAAATCTGCCCTCTATACTTTGGTTGCCCTGCAAAAAGCTGCGATGTTCGATGACGGAGTCATGGACATGGAGCAAGATTTTGCAAAGTACCATTGTACCCTATATGCTGCTAAGGTCATAGGAGATGACCAGTTTCCGCCAATTCCTAATTGGATTACTCAATTGAATTTTAATTTGTTCAATGGAGAGTTCCTTAGAAGGATGAATTTGGCTAAACAGCATAGGGACCTCAGATTCGCATTCTCCGTTCAAAACGTGAAGAATGCCTGGGGCCCATTGGGAGAGGCAAGGTGGTGGAAGGCAATTCAGGGACATAAGGAAGAAATCTGTCGGCCGAAGGAGCAGATCGAGGCACTGAGTGAAGAGGTCAGGGATTCATTGAAAGAGGCAGCTGTTGAACAGCTTGGCCAGTATCTCAATGAATGTCAGCCTGACTTCTTCTGTCCGACCCCCAGTTCATCTTTACAGAAGAACCGGGAGAAGGGCGGATGTGCAGCGAACTACGAGCCTTTGAGGGTCTGGCCGAAGCCGAGGGGCTTGGACAGACAGATCCATAGGGAATGTTATAAATTGTTCTTGTGGGAATTCATGAAGTCAAGCGATGCACTGCCGCTTGAGATGTTCGAAAGAGATGATGAAATAGGCTCTCTCTTGGACTCCTATGATTCCTGGAGGCAGAAATCCTTCTCTCTTGGGACTGAGAGGTCTCGAGGGGGGTTGGATACTGTTTTCAAGGATGGTCCTGACTATCTCCATTGCAAAGTCGTCGGAGTTGAGAAACCTGCCGGGGTTCGGATCGTTACGATCCACGATGCTAACATGGCCGGAGCAATCCAGCCATGCCAAGATCAGTTACTTAAGGCATGGAAACTCAATCCACATTCGACGATGCGTGATGGGGTGCTAGATAAGATCAATGAGATCTATAGAAGCACTGAGAAGTTAGTCAAGATATGGGACCTGAAACACAAGGATGACCCCTGGGTCTGGATCAGCGGCGACTACAAATCCGCGACTGATCTCCTCAAGATGGAATGCACTCACGTGGCATTCCAGGCGTTGGCGCCTTACGGTTTGTTGAACTTTGATCTGGGACTTGCGTCTCTTCAGCCACTTCGGGTCCACTATCCTTCACAGGAGGGTTACCCAAAAAGGTGTGAACTGAACAGAAGCAAAGCTCCGCCCGGTGAAGTTCTTACACAGACTAATGGTCAGATGATGGGTCATTGGCTCTCTTTTCCTCTCCTTTGTGTTATCAATTGCGCTACAGTAATCCAGACTTCTAAGTCGTGGGTGAACGAGGCAAGGGACATATGGGAAAGAGAAGATAGGGTCAGAGTGGCCTCGGTTTTGCTCAAGAAGTATTTGGTCAATGGAGATGATATCCTTTTCCGCTGTCCGACGAGTTTCTACCAGTGTTGGTTGAAACAGGTTGGGAAGTTTGGTTTTAAGGTGTCGATGGGGAAGAATTATAAATCCCCAGACTTCGTTATGATCAACTCACGATACTTCCGGCTTAGCCGCAAACTCAAGAAAATGGTAGAGTTTGGTTATTTGAATCTGAAATTAGTTTATGGACGGATGAAGAGCCTAGACACTATGGGTTCTGGTGTCCCGACTCCGGACATGATAGGGGCTGCTATCTCAAAGATGGTGCAGTTATGTCCGTGGTCTTCAGGGGCTATCCCCTTGGCCATGAAGCGGGCCGAATTGCTATTTCCTGAATCTGCAGGTTGGGAACCGAACTGGTTCCTTCCTGCCCACCTCGGTGGTAATGGGATAAGCAAAGAGTTCGCTCCAGGTGGGATGGTGGGTGTCTCGAAGAAGCAGCGTATGGTGGCGGCATGGATGGTTCAAAATCCAATGCATGCATCACTGTTTTGCAATATGAAAAGTTCTGAGGTCAGGACCCCTCTTGTATTGGGTGTCCTGAGGAAATTCTCAAACTATTTCATGCTTCCAAATGTTAAGCTCGGTTTCCTAGGAGATCCTGTGTTCATTGAGTGTGAAAGAGTAGCCAGTCTATTCGAGTACCTTGATGGTAATACGCCGATCGAGCTTATAGAGACTCATGTTCTTGCACTTACCTCTCAGTATGAGGAGATGATCAAGTACGCGACTTCGTGCGAAGAGCAGATGAATGATTTCCAGATGAAAAGTCTGGCCATTAATCGTGCTATGCAGAAGAAGGTTAAGATCACCACCCCAGCTAAGATGGTTCGTGCTGACATTCAGAAGGCGACCGAAGGGGTCACCTACTTAAGTCCTCTTTCTAATGAAGGATTTTCCAGGTATTGGGAGCCCAATTGGCATACATTCGCCAAGCCGGTTTTAAGGCCTGTGAGCATACTTCGTGGGGAGAGACGAGGGTGGGGCGCCAGATCGGCTGATACCCGCTTTTTGATGGAAGTACTCCAGACTAGTCCTGATCACTTGATAGGTCTGAAGGAGCGATGTGAGTGGTTCGAAGACGAGAACCGCACAGATAGCTCGGTGGCAGCGAAGGGCTGCCTAAAGCCCAGGCGTCAGGAATTTATTCCTCCTGACGAGCTCTGGGTCCCAGCCACACTCATGGATGTGGTGGGTATCGATCGATGGTGATCGAAAGGTCTTATGGGCGGACCTTAAACGCCACATGGGGTTGAATGAGGGGTGACGAGATTCTTGATGATTAGGTAGTGCCAGAAGGCGCCTATCCCGTACATCACATATCTCAGGGGTCACCTGGACCAAAACTGTTATTTCAGTGCTAACCAAAATGCCAAGAGACTGCACGGATCCGACACTCATTTGATGTACAGTCCTCCCTTTGACAGGAGGATCCCATACATGTCAACAAGATTAAATCCAAGCAAGAAGCATGCCGTCCAAAGGAGGCAAGCTGCTCGACCACAGATGGTCAAGTCTCACAAGAAATCAATTCGAACTACAACATTGTCAATTCCATTGGCGATCACACAAAAGTCGAAAACCAAAGCGCCCCAGTTCAGAGCGCTCCCTAGCCAGGATGGCCGGGTCCGTATTGCACACGAAGAGTATGCACAGGACCTCACTGCCACAGCCGCAGGATTTGGTATCGTCGCAACAATCCCTCTCAATCCGGGAAACAGTCAAATGGGACCTTGGGTCTCACAGATTGCACCGAATTGGGAGAGCTACCATGTTGAGCTACTGGAGATTAAGTATAAACCTCTGGTGCCTGCTACGGTAGCTGGTGGAGTATTCATGGCCGTCGATTACGACGCTCAGGACACGGCCCCCACTTCGAAAGCAGAGTTCATGTCGTTTCATGAAGCGCAACGTTGCTCTATTTGGGAAGAACAAGTTCTCAAGTGTGATAAGAAGGATTTGAACAAATTGCCACAGCGTTTTGTACTAAACCAAGTGCCTGTTTCAGGCGCTGACGCACGACTCTCCAATATCGGGACCCTGTTTGTGGCCGTCGATGGCGTTCCGAGTGCAAATTTGAATGTTCCCTTCGGGGAACTCTATTTCAAATATGTATTCACGCTCATCACACCTCAACAAGGTCACGAAGAGTCTGGGTCAATTTTACTCCCAACAGCAAATGTCGCATCGACACCTTTCAACAACCAGGCTGGAATAGCCACGGTCGGAAAGATTATCAATGCTGTTGCTCCCAACATCCTCACCTTTACTGAACCAGGTCGCAAGCTCGTTGATCTTGCTACCACTTTCACCTCTGGTGTTACCGGAGTTGCTCCAACCTTAGTGTCCTCTGTTACAGGGGGCATTGCGGATGCGATCATCTCAGGTGCTACCGGCGGGCAACAGTTCACGGCGGGTCTGAAGGGGGTTTCGGAGTTCTTGGTCAATGTCACAAAAGTTCCTGCACAAGTTACTGTTGATTTCTCACCCAGCGGTACTGGCCCTATCGGCCCAACTACTGCAAAGGTTTCTGGCTTTCCAATTGGAAGTCCGGCATAGAAACAGTTATTCATACAACCCAGGTCGTTTGAGGGACCTTAAAACCTCGTTGTGGGCTCAGAGTGATACGAAAGGCATCTCTGGCCCATTACGTCTTTGGATCTAGACGTTAAAGAAGATCAAGTGTCGCAAGGTGACGCTCAAAATCTCCGCTGCTGCCGTATTATAGACAGGCTTCCATTCATATGATCGAGAATGGTTTGCTCACAGTCGGCGTGAGAGGATCCAGGCCATTGGGCGGCCCAGTGACAGTTTACTGTCACCTGCACCTAAGTGCGATGGTGCTCCTGAGACCCACACGGTGGATCTCAGTAGGGATCAGTCAAATCCCCAGAGCTAATTGCCGGTAATCCGGCACGTGTCCATGACATACGAGAGTTGTCCCACCCATGGGGGGTGAAACAGAATGATAAACAGACCCAAACCAGTCTCAGTGCCAAGGTTCTAGGCGCTGTGAGTAAGGATCGACTGCGGGATGCAGAAGATCGGTGGAAGGATGACAGAACTGATGTTGCTGGCTTAAAGGCTGCCAGTCGCATGTAAGGGGAGGTCCCAAACCACTCATAAGGATTAGAATGGATGAAAGGCTCCACAATGGAGTTCATTTGCCTGTTATCGGTCACATTACGGTCTACGGTCGTTGGTTCGACTTAGTGCGCTCTTTCCAGAGGGTGCATTGAGATAAGCCAGAGTGAAACTGGTCTACCTTGCACTCGTCCCGAGAGGGGAGTGTGCCAGGTCGAATACGTACTTAGCGTAGCGAATGTGATTGGTATGTGGACAGGTGGGTTTGCATCAATCGGGTGATCGAAAGATTACAAAGTGTGC